TCAATAGATCCGTTGCATAGCTTTTTTACTATTTCAGGACGAATAGTGTAATGAGCTTGTTCATCGGCTAACTTACCTAATCTGATAGCAAATTTTCTCTTTTTCTTTAGCTCATTTAAAAATTGGGTTGTCCATTCATATAAGTCTGTTTTTCCTAAATCAATTTGTGTGTGAAGAAAAGGATGGTAAACTCGCTTACTTGAAGGGGCACAATCATAATAAAATATTCTGTAGAGATCACTGTTTTCACCATGTGAGTTGAGATGTCGTTTGCAATAATTTGCAAGTTCAATAGCTCGTTCCTGTGCTGTTTTATCGCCTAAGTAGGTTTGTGCCCTTCTACGATAAAAACCTCCATCTACCATAACAGCAGTTTTCATATGTAATCCTCCTATAAAAAAAGCCCTAGGGTTCGGTCATTCCCATATACTGAGAGACGTACAACCTAGAGCATTATTAACAATAATTTGTGTTTACTGTAATATTATATGCTTTTCGGCTAGGTGTCAATACTAAAAGTTCAGAAAATTAAACATTTTTTTGTATATAATGAACAAAATGTTTAAAATTTGAGGCTTGTTTTCACAGCCTTGATAATGCGTTTTTACCAATTTACAATTCAGTTAGCCCATGCGCATAAGCCTCAATAACATCGGCAGAGCCTTTGTTGAAGTCGTCCCTGTCTATGTGTCCGATAGCGTGGATATAAGCGTCATTTAGCTGTTCCTGAGTGAATCGTGAGTTGAGGAAGATAGTGTAAGAGCCATCTTCGTTACTGGTCACGGTTTCTTTAATCTTGGTAGATTTTAAATCCATCATCTGTACGTTTATATATTCCAAAGAAATCATCCCTTTCAAATGTAATCAGAAAAACAATAACAAAATCAGTGGGATGTTTTATGTGCATTATCGTTTCTCTTTATTCTTGAGAGCCATGAGCATTGTGTGAACTGTCTCCAAGTCCTCTGGCTCTGCATCCCTTGCGGCATCGAAGAGAAGAGAGAGCTGCTTGTTCTCGAATATCTCTTGTGCCTTCTGAGCTGTTTCATCGTCAAAGTAATATGTAGGCTTGGCTGGTTCTTCATCCATGTCGAATCCCATCAACCACATAGCATTTACTTTTAAAACTTTTGCAAGTTTCGGTGCTGATATGTTAGATGGTTTATGACTACCATTAACATATTGGCTTATGGAGGCTTTGCTAACTCCACTTCTATCCGCAAGTTCTTGTGCACTCATATTTATATTATTCATAGCTTGTTTTAATCGGTTAGCAGTTGTTGGCCATTTCATATACTAAACCTCCTCTATCTATATATGCATATTTTATATTTGGATTATACAACAACGTTTAACTAAAATCAAACAAAAAGTTAAAAAACTTTAAACTTTAGGGTTGACAACTGAGTTAAACAGGGTTAAACTAGCATTAAAGTTAAACGAGGTTTAACAAATGCGAATGGAAGGAGGTACGACAATGCCATATCAGTATGACAAGCTGAGAGGAAGAATAATAGAGAAGTACGGAACGCAGGGTAATTTTGCCAAGGCATTGGGATTATCAAGTAATTCTGTATCAAAGAAGTTGAACTGTAGAACTGGATTTACTCAGGAAGAGATGAACAAGTGGGCTGAACTACTTGACATTGATTTAAAGGACTATCCAGCGTATTTTTTTGCTTAGGAAGTTAAACGGAGTTTAACCAATAAGAGAAAGGAGAGACATAGTTGATAACCAAAGAAAAAGCAGAGCAGATAATCGCTCTTGCGGAAGGTATGACACATGCAGAGTGGAGCAGAATCAACCATATCGTTGTGACTGGTTTTGAGACACAAGAAGCCAAGTTAACCTTTGAGCCACCAAAGGAACTTGACCTCCTGCTTAAACAGAATTTTATTCCTTGACAATCTGAATAAATGCTGGATTTATTCGATAGTCTTTGCCCTGGTACTGGATATGAATGTAATCGTACTCAAAGCATTTTGCATATCGTGAACCATTTTCATATTTCAAGTTCTCTTTGAAATATGTAACAGGATCCTGACAATCTGCAACGGTAGCAGTTTCGGTTATATCTACCCATTCGCCAAGTAAGCAAGCATAAATTCGCATAGTTTCACCTTCTTTCGTATGGATTGATGCTAAAAGCACCTACGGAAATTATAGGGTGAAATGATGGAGACGACAAGGAGAAAGGAGGGAAGAAATGCTCAAGAAGATATACACAGAGCTTGTACAGATAAGAAAAGAGCTCCAGACAATCAGAAAGCTACTGGAGCCAAAGCCGAATCCTGTTGTCGTAATTCAGAAAGAGTATGGAGAGGAACCAAAGAAAAGATGTTGACCACGATCATTGGCATAGCCATTGGAACATTTGTCGGAAGGTTGATTTTCGACATTTGGAAATCAAGAAGGAAAGGAGATGGGAACGATGAAGGCAAAGAAACTTAAGAAAGAAGTGGACAAGACAATAAAGTACCTGTGCAAGAAGGTTAGAGACGATAACTATATGTGTGACTACAAGGATTCCATGGCACGGACTCTTGACTCCATGATGAAAACAAGAGCCCGGCTTGGTAAGTCAAAAAAGACTAAGTAAGAGATTATCTAAGCTTTACGTTTACATTACAAGCTTTAATAGCTCTTTTAGATATGTTGTCATACAAAGCTACGATCTCTTCAATGGTCTTGTCTGATAAGTCCTGGTTCTGAAGGTAAAGCAGTGTCAGTGCATCAGCCTTAGTAGCAGGAAATGTCTTGAAAGTTTCCATAGTTGCGCTCCTTTCTATGTATTTGGTTATAAACATATGTTCATACCAGTATATATACTGTATCTAAATACAAGGAGGTAGTCAAGTGGATAAAAGTGAAATATTACAGGCCGTTGAGAGAGAAAGAATCAGACAGGGCATGTCAAAGCGTAAATTGGCTGAAAAGGCAGGATTTACCGACAGGAGCTTGTATATGTGGGAATCAGATAAAAGAGGAATGACATTGACCAATGCCGACAGCTTACTAAAAGCGGTTGGGCTGAGGCTGGTCATAGAGAAAGGAGAGTGAGAGTGATGAGCAGAGCGGTCAAAGACATACAGGTAATAGGTGTCAGGGAGATTGGCCGGTTGCCGTACATAAGCAAGGCGAAAATGATGAAGATATTTGAGATGTCATTATCTACAGCAACCAGACGTATAGCAGATCTTGACAGATATGTCCAGTCTGGCAGATATGGACCATACACCATACTGGATGGTGCCGGAGTAACAAGGGTCAATGTGCTTGCCTTGGTGGATTATCTGAAGTACAAGAAACAGCTTGACGCTGGCAGACGAGTGCCGCCGTTCGACATAAATAAGGTAGCAAAAGAAGCCGTCATAAACTGGGATGAATTAGATCCCTGACAATAAAAAAGCACCTTTGGAATAGCAGTTCCGCCGGTGCATAGAAAAATACTCAAGAAAATCATAGCAGAAAAGGGAGAAGAAAGCAAATGAAGAGGAGAAACATGGACACAAAGGTTATAAGTGCATCATGCCTAGTTGCCATGGCTGCGGTACTTGTAAGACTCATATATAAAATGGCGACAGACTTTAGGTGGTTTATGACCATATCAACAGGAATGCTCATCTTGTACATAATTGGCACTATGGCGATAGAGATCGGTTTGTACTACATCGTCCTTGCCATGAAGGACATAGACGATGCAAGGGAAGCCATGGAGGATAGGCTGAATGGTTGAAATGAAGGTGCTCGGAAGTCATGAAGAGTGGCTTAAGGCAAGAACCAAGATAGGCGGGTCGGATGCCTCGGCGATCTTTGGGATGAGCCCATACAAGACAAACGTGGAACTGTTTAAAGAGAAAGCATACGGCATAGAGCCGGAGGACATATCAGATAAGCCTTATGTCAAGTATGGAACAGAGGCAGAAAAGCATCTGAGGGAGTTATTCAAGTTGGATTATCCACAGTATCAAGTTGGATATGTGGAAAACAACATGTTCACGAATGATAAGTACCCATGGGCGCATGCAAGCCTTGACGGATGGCTTATGGACCAGGATGGACGCAATGGTGTGCTTGAGATCAAGACCACAGAGATCCTGCAGTCAAGTCAGAAGAAAAAATGGGATAACAGAGTGCCAGATAACTATTACATACAGGTGCTTCATTACTTGATGGTGACAGAGTTTGAATATGCGGTACTCAAGGCACAGCTCAAGTTTGAAATTGATGGAGAGGTATATTTGCAGACCAAACACTATCCGATAGAGCGGTCGGAGGTAGAGGATGACATTCAGTATCTTATTGATGCTGAGAGAAGTTTCTGGGAGAGCGTACAGGTGAAGAAAGAGCCGCCGCTGATACTCCCGGAGATATAGGAGAGATGCAATGTATTACAACGAATGTTCGCAGTGCGGTGCTTACTTGGATCCAGGCGAGCACTGCGACTGTGAGGAAGAGAGACAGCGACAGACACAGCGTATCATGTCGATGATACGAGAGAACAAGAACAATAACCAGTATGAGCTGGTGCTGAATTAGGAGGTTAAAAATGGAATTAAGAGTTAATGAGGTAGCGATACCGGAGAAGATTGATTTTAACTACGAAGAGCTCAAGGCTGAGCTTATATCTAAGGTCTCATTTTATGAGACGCTTGTCTACACAGATGACCAGATCAAGGACGCAAAGGCAGACAAGGCGAACCTTAACAAGTTAAAGAAAGCCCTCAATGACGAGAGAATAAGAAAAGAGAAAGAATACATGCAGCCGTTTAATGTGTTCAAGGCTCAAATCAACGAGATCATAGGTATCATAGACAAGCCTATAGCGGTGATAGACGAACAGGTCAAGGCATACGATGAGAAACGCAAAGCTGAAAAGCAGAAAGCCATTGAAGATCTGTTCTCTCAGATAGGTTTCCAGAACTTTGTCACGTTGGAAAAGATCTGGGATCCTAAGTGGTTGAATGCATCGGTATCGATGAAGAGTATAGAAGATCAAATGAAGTCAAGAATGTATGAGATCGGCAATGGAGTGCTTACACTCAGTCAGCTCCCGGAGTTTGGCTTTGAGGCTACAGAGGTATTTAAGGAGACATTAGACATTAACAAGGCCATTTCTGAGGCTAAGAGAATGTCAGAGATTGCCAAGGCAAAGGCAGAAGCTGAGGCAAGGAGAAAGGCTGAGGAAGAGTCACGAAAAGCAGCAGAAGAGGCAAGACGAAAGGCTGAGGAAGAGCGCAAGGCACAGGAAAAGGTTGCCGAGGAGCAGAGAGCCGCAATGGCAAAGGCTATGACACCACCAGAGGAGGTACAGCCGACACCAGTACAGGAGTCACAGCCGGAACCACAGAAGATGGTAGTCAAGTTTGAGGTAGAACTTACAACAGAAGATGCAACGGCTCTGAGAGAGTTCTTCCAGAGCAGAAATATAACATTTAGAGCGATTAAGTAGGAGGTATACAAGATGATTAAAGTAGAAATAGACTCAGTATCAATGAGAGGGAATACTCCGGTGCTAGTAATGGAGTTAGCACTTGCAATGAAGAGTTTAAGGGAGTCACTTGCTAAAAGATATGGAGAGGTTGCTACAGAAGAGTTGATAAGTAGAGCCATGGAAGCGTCCAAAGCTGAGGGAGACATTAACGAGATTATGAGTGACCTCATAGATGATGTCTTATTTAAGATATTGCCAAAAGCCAATATAAACAAGGACAACATAAGGGAAATGCCACAGGCTCTGAAAGAGGTACTGCGCAAGATGTTAGAAGATATGATTATGCATTAGGAGGTAACACATGGCAGCATCAGTGCAGATCACGTTAATTATATGCATAACAATAATCGTTTTAGTTTTCATAGGAGGTAAGAAGAAATAATGGCAGTAAATAACAGTTTAGTAGCAAAAAGTAAAGCACAGCAGAATCTGGGAATTACAGAGTATCTTACAAAAGATGCAATCAAGAATCAGATCAACAAGGTAGTTGGTGGTAAGAATGGACAGAGGTTCATATCTGCTATTGTATCAGCATACAACACCAACCCTACACTTCAGGAGTGTACGAATCAGTCGATTCTTTCAGCTGCACTTCTTGGTGAGAGCTTACAGCTTTCACCATCTCCACAGCTCGGACATTATTACATGGTCCCATTCAACAATACAAAGGCTGGTGTCAAGGAAGCTCAGTTCCAGATGGGATATAAGGGATATATTCAGCTGGCTATCCGTTCTGGTCAGTATAAGAGACTGAATGTTGTCGCAATCAAGGAAGGGGAGTTGGAATACTTCGACCCACTCAACGAGGACATCAAGGTTAATCTCATGGTTGATGATTGGGACAAGCGTGAAGAGGCTGAGACAATCGGCTACTATGCAATGTTTGAGCTTGTGAACGGATTCAGAAAGACAATGTATTGGAGTAAGGCTCAGATGCTTGCTCATGCGGACAAGTATGCACCGGCATTCTACAAGGACGCTGGAAAGGTCAAGACAAAGTACGGAGAGAAGCAGAGAGTATCATATGCTGACTATGAGGCTGGCAATTATGATCCGAGAGATTCATGGATGTATTCATCATTCTGGTACAAGAATTTTGATGGAATGGCTTACAAGACAATGCTCCGTCAGCTAATCAGTAAGTGGGGAGTAATGAGCATAGATCTCCAGAAAGCATTTGAGGGTGACATGGCAACCTTGGACGCTGAGGGACATCCTACATACGTTGAGAATGACAATGATGAGTATGTGGAAGCCACAGCAACAGAGATGAATGAACCAGAAGCACAGGCTCCACAGGCAGAGCCACAGGATACTCAGAATACACAGAACAGTGTTCAGGATCCACAGCCAGCACCGGCAGAAAATCCACAGCCAGAGATGAACGCTGCCGAGGCAGCACTGTTTGGAAGTTTCAAGTAGGTTACATTGACATTACATAATACATCACAACACGCAGCGTAATGTCTTAGCATATATCCCTGTTGCTTTTATTTGAGGGTGACAGGGGGAAAGGAGCATCGATGGCTCGGAACAGGTCAAGAGCCAAGTACGGCAACAGGAAGGTTGTAATAGACGGCATCACATTCGACAGCAAGAAAGAAGCTCAGAGATATACAGAGCTGAAATTGCTTGAGAAAGCTGGCAAGATAACAGGCTTGCAGCTTCAGAGAGAATTTGAGCTTATACCAGCTCAGAGAGAACACACAAATGAGATATATGAAAAAGGACCCAACAAGGGCAGATTCAAACCGGGAAAGCTCCTGGAGCGTAAGTGCTCATATGTGGCTGATTTTGTTTATTGGGACTTAGAAAACAACTGCATGGTTGTTGAAGATGCGAAGGGCATGAGAACAAAGGAATACATTATAAAGCGCAAGTTGATGCTCCACATATATGGAATCAGAATCAAGGAGGTATAGATGATAAATGGCAGGCAGACCAACCAAAGCAGGACTTGATTACTTTGAATTGGATTGCCACATGGAAGAAAAGGTCAGATTGATACAAGCTGAATTTGGACTGAAAGGCTTTGCGGTACTTGTCAAACTCTATCAGAAAATCTATGGAGGATTTGGTTACTACTGTGAATGGACTACAGACTCGTTGTTGCTCTTTATGTCGGAGAACGGTTTACCGAGTGACAATAAAAATTTAATAGCAGATATAGTGGCAGCTTGTATCAGAAGGGACATTTTTTCAGAACAACTTTTTAATGATTTCAATATCTTAACATCTGAAGGGGTGCAAAAAAGATATTTGAATGCTACGTCCAAGCGAGAAAAGATTGAACTGAAAAAAGAGTACCTTTTAATTGCTGTACCCGAAAATAATAAAAAAGTGGTAATAAATTCAATTTTTGACGGAAGAAATTCGATAAATGGTGGAAGAAATACACAGAGTAAAGGAAAGGAAAGTAGAGAAGAGAAAAGGAAATTAGAGGAAACAAGATTAGACAATACACCCCTTATAGCCCCCTTGCAGGTGGCAAATGATGAGCCCAAAACGAAAAGAGTACGTAAGACCAAAGAGGATAGTATTCAGATTTTGGATAGGCTCATACTGAATTATTCCATGTCGGATTTTCTTTTGGAGAAAGTCAGAGAATGGATTGAGTATAAGGTTGCCAGAAAAGAGGATTATGTTGAACAGGGCATGAAGTCGTTACTAACCAAAATATCCAAAGAGGCACAGAAAAATGGAGATGCGGCGGTGGTAGATGTAATCGACCTGTCAATGGGAAACAGCTACAAGGGGATCTTATGGGATAAGATCAGCAAAAATAACAATCAGCAGCCATTTTCAAGAAATGGTGAGCGGGACATTTTAAATGAATGGAGGAGTAGTTAATGACAAGAGAAGATGTGCAAGATTTACTTGCTATGGTGCAGGCTACATATCCAAATTATAACCCGCCTAGTAGAACAGCGGCGGTTAATGCATGGACTATGGCATTAGAGGAATACAGCAAGGATGAAATTGCCATGGCATTTAAGGTCTATATGCAAACAAATACAAGCGGGTTCGCACCGGCTCCTGGACAACTGATTGATAAAATTCATTCAATCACCCAACCGCAGGAGCTGAATGAAATGGAGGCATGGGCATTGGTCAGCAGAGCAATACGAAACAGTGCATACAATTCGGCGGAAGAATATGCAAAGTTGCCTCCGGCTGTTCAGAAAGCAGTTGGACTTCCAAGTCAACTTCGAATTTGGGCGTTAGATGAAGATTTCAATGAGCAAGTTGTAATGTCACAGTTTCAGCGTTGCTATCGTACTGAGGTTGCAAGGGCACAGGAAATCGCAAAAATGCCAACCGAAGTAAGGCAGCTCGTTCAGAATATCGCTCAGGGCAGTTCTACTGAAATAGACAATTTAAGGAAACATGCGATAAGTTCCTTGCCTGCAGGAAATGAAAGCAGAATTAAGGTACTGGAAGATAAGTCAGAGGGTGTTCCGATACCAGATAGGATTAGGGAAAAAATAGAGGAAATGAGGAAACGGTGAGGATCCTTGCCGATGATCTAAACAAATAACACACGAAAGGAGCCGAACCTCCGGCCGGGGTAATGCTATAGCGGGTTCCTGAGAAGTGAATGACATACAGAGAGTTTTTAGAGAGCAAGATAGAGCTTGCTACTGACAGCGGCTTTGAGGTCGATAAGAGCCGCATAAATAAAGCCCTAAAGCCACATCAGAGTGATGCGGTGGCATGGGCGCTGAAGGGTGGACGTAGAGCCTTGTTTGAGTCGTTTGGGCTTGGCAAGACTGCACAGGAAATAGAGTTTTGCCACCTTGCAGCAGAACATACCGGCGGTAGAGCGTTGATTGTATTACCGCTTGGAGTTAAGCAGGAGTTCACAAGGGATGCTGTAGAGCTCCTGGGCTATGAGAAACCTGAATATTGCCGAACCATGGAAGAGGTTGAGACAAGCACAAGTCAGATCGTTCTGACGAACTATGAGAGAGTGAGAGACGGAGATATAGATCCATCGTATTTTGCGGCAACCTCACTTGATGAAGCATCCGTGCTTAGATCATTTGGATCTAAGACATACCAGACGTTCCTTGACAAGTTCAAAAATGTACCTTACAAGCTCGTAGCGACCGCTACACCATCACCGAACAAGTACAAGGAGCTTATACACTATGCTGGATATCTTGAGGTAATGGACACAGGACAGGCACTTACAAGATTTTTCCAGAGGGATTCAACAAAGGCAAATAACCTGACACTGTACCCAAACATGGAAGATGAGTTCTGGCTGTGGGTTTCCAGTTGGGCATTGTTCATCACAAAGCCATCGGATCTCAATCCAGATTATTCCGATGACGGCTATGTGCTCCCTCCACTGGATGTGAGGTGGCACGAGATACCAATACACTACGGAGATTCAGTTGACAGGGACGGCCAGATGGAGCTTTTCACTCAGGCTAGTACAGGACTTAAAGAAGCCGCAAAGATCAAGCGTGAGAGCATAGATGCCAGAGTCGAGAAGATGAAGGAGATAGTTGATAGCTCTCCGGAGGATCATTTCATTCTGTGGCATGACCAGGAAGCAGAAAGGCACGCTATCAAGAAAGCCCTGCCAGAGACAGTGGATATATACGGATCCATGGACTACGACCTCAGAGAACAGAGAGTTATAGATTTTTCCAATGGCAAGACAAGGCTATTTGCCACCAAGAAGTCAATCAGTGGTTCAGGATGTAACTTTCAGCGATTCTGCCACCGGGAGATATTTGTTGGCATTGACTATGAGTTCAATGACTTCATACAGGCGGTGCATAGGTGTTACAGGTTCCTGCAGCAGAATACAGTAGTTATAGACATCATCTACATGGAGAATGAGCGGGAGATCAAGGATGCACTGATCGAGAAGTGGAAGAATCATAATCACATGGTCAAGAAGATGATCGAGATCGTGAAGAAATATGGCCTTGATTCGGCAAACAAGACGGAGAGATTGGAAAGGAAGATGGGTGTGGAAGGTACAAGAGAAGAGAGAACGGTAAGAGGCAAGCATTATGAGGCTGTGTATGGCGACTGTGTGGAAGAGACAAGGGCAATGGAGAGCAACAGCGTTGATTTGATACATACGTCGATACCGTTCGGCAATCACTACGAGTACAGCGCAAATTATAACGACTTCGGACACAATCAGGATACAGAGCGGTTCTTTGAACAGATGGACTACCTGACGCCGGAGCTTCTGAGGGTGCTGAAGCCGGGAAGAGTGGCGGCCATCCACGTTAAGGATAGAGTGCTGTTTGGAAATGCAACAGGCACAGGCATGCCGACTATTGAGCCATTCCACGCTGACTGTATAGAACACTATATGCGTCATGGCTTCCAGTATTTCGGAATGATAACAGTGGTTACGGATGTTGTACGAGAGAATAACCAGACATATCGTCTTGGATGGACTGAGCAGTGCAAGGACGGTACCAAGATGGGTGTGGGATGCCCTGAATATATTCTGTTATTCCGTAAGCTACCAACGGATCACAGCAAGGCATATGCTGATGAACCTGTCACAAAGTCCAAGGACGAATACACAAGAGCGCAGTGGCAGATAGATGCTCATGGATACTGGAGAAGTTCAGGAGACAGGCTGATAAGCAAAGAGGAGCTTGAGGGTGTATCTGTGGATAACTTACAGAGAGTGTACAGACAGTACAGCAGAGAGCACGTATACAACTATGAGGAGCATGTGGCACTTGCAAAAGAGCTTGATACAGATGGCAGGCTTCCAGCTACATTCATGGTTGTAGCGCCGGGATCCTGGAATCAGCTTGAGGTATGGGACGACATCAACAGGATGCGGACGCTCAACACGACACAGAGCAGACGAAGGGCAACGATGCACGTGTGCCCGCTGCAGCTTGATATTGTTGAGAGGATCATCAACAGATACAGCAATCCGGGCGATGTGGTATATGATCCGTTCGGCGGTCTTATGACAGTACCGATGATGGCAGTTAAAATGCACCGGTTCGGTAAGGGATGTGAACTGAATCCGGATTATTTCAGAGATGGTGTTGGTTATTTACAGGCAGAGGAGAATGAGGTGGATTCACCGACGTTGTTTGATTTTCTGGAGGTGGGCGACGAGTGATAAATGGAGAGCTTATTGTTGATAACTTTGCCGGAGGTGGTGGAGCATCAACAGGGATTTTACAAGTGTACATCAAGTACGGTTGTAAATAACGGAGCAGTAAGAGAACTGAGGTGATTACTATGAGAAATAATTTGAAGAATGCCAGAAAGACAAAAGGAATGACACAACAGGGAGTTGCCGATTATTTGGGTATCGGTCTCAGATATTATCAAAAGATAGAATCTGGAGACCGAACCGGTGATTTTGAAATATGGGATAACCTAGAGGATTTATTTTCTATTCATCAGAGGATCTTGCGTGAGATTGAATAAATGCATCTCTGCACAGCAGATAGTCAAGAGATACATTGAAGATGTCCGCTATCTTGACTAAACAATCCAGAGATGGAGAACGCTCACCTTGTTCATATTTTTGGTATGAACGCAAGGTTATACCAAGTAAATCAGCAGTTTTTTGCTGAGTAAAGCCATTTTCCATACGTATTTGACGGAGTCTTTTACCAAACATACATATAACCTCCACTTAAATTATACTTGACTACGCCCATATTGTACGCTATACTTCGTGAAAGAAATACGCCCGAAATGGGCGTAAAGAGTAGGAGGTGTACATATGGTTGAACTTATGGAAATTATTGAGCTGATGGTTGAATTGCCAGATGAAACCTTTCAGGAGGCAATAGTCAACTTAAGAGGCAACAAAAGTCTGAGCAAGGACTTTGTTGAACTATTGATTGATTTTACATCAGATGAAAGAGACAAAAAAATAAGACAATCCCAATTCGCCTAGCCAGCAAGGAAATTGTCTTATTGCAAGGAGTACCTTGTAAGTTAATTATATGGTGCTCCGATTCAAAAAACAAGAAGAAAAGGAAAATTGATTAATGAACGATTTGAAGATATTTGAGAATAAAGAATTTGGAGAGATCAGAACAGTGAATATAGATGGCGAGCCTTGGTTTGTGGGAAAAGATGTGGCTGAAATACTGGGGTATAGCAATACCAAAGATGCAATTTCAACTCATATAGACGAGGATGATAGGACAGTAATCCAAAGGTCGCATTTCCCGACCTTTGATATTCCAACTAGAGGACTGACCCTTATAAACGAAAGTGGACTTTACAGCTTGATTCTTGGCAGTAAGCTTCCAAACGCAAAGCGGTTCAAACGCTGGGTAACATCCGAGGTGTTGCCGTCAATCCGTAAGAACGGCGGCTACATAGCCGGGCAGGAGACTATGACGGATGATGAATTAATGGCCAGAGCCTTGCAGGTGGCTCAGAACAAGATACAGGAGAGAGACAAGCAGATTGAGACCATGAAACCTAAGGCTATATTTGCTGATGCGGTTGCAGCAAGTCACACATCAATTCTGATCGGTGACCTTGCAAAGCTGATAAGCCAGAATGGTGTAAACATCGGTCAGAAGCGTTTGTTTAAGTGGTTACGTGATAACGGCTACCTCATCAAGCGTGAGGGCTCAGATCGAAATATGCCAACTCAGAGAAGTATGGAGATGAAGCTGTTTGAGGTGAAGGAAAGCACAATAAGCAATCCAGACGGCTCAGTCAGAATCACCAGGACACCAAAGGTTACAGGCAAGGGACAGCAGTATTTTGTGAATAAGTTCCTTGCTATCTGAAAGGAGAGACTACATGACAGAATTTGAGATAGATGCAATATTCAACACCATCTGCCGACCGGGGCGGGTGGTGAAGATCCTCACAAAGAACGGAAAAGAGGAGAATGTCCCGGTGAGAGTTTGGAAGTGCTGGACAATCATCAAGGTATATGAGCACCATGTACTGATGCAGAGTGAAAAGGGCTATCATGAGAGCTTTAGCAACATAGACATAAGAGAGCTGATCAGGAAGGGAGAGATACGATGGAAATAGTACCAGAGAGAGAACTGACTTGTAAGAGATGCAAGTATCATGACAGAGATGAGTCGCAGGATCCATGCGCACACTGCACCAAGAATGCGACGGATAACTATGAGCCGATGACCAACGGCGATTACATCCGGTCGCTCAGTGATGCGGATCTTGCGCAGATAATCATGTGTCCGAATGAGATAGGGTTTGATGGCAATAAATGCACAGGGCATTGTTGTGAGTGTACCCGCAGATGGCTTGAGGCGGAAAGGAAGGTTGAGGAGTGATGAGGTTAATTAGTCAGAAAGGCTGGGGATATGTAGATGTTGAGTATGAAAACGGAACTATCACTATGCATTATAAGAGTGAAGGAACAAGAATAATATACAGTTGTGATAACAATTCAGAAAAATCCACAATTATGGCTGAATATAGTTCTATGGAAAAGGCAGAAAAGGTACTGGAAGATATGACGAAGATGTACGGAAGTTACATATCGTGTAATGGTGGCCCTGGAATCCTACAGGGTAGTGGATATCAACAGGCATTCTGTTTCACACCACCGAAGGTGTTCCGGTTTCCGGCAAATGATGAAGTGGAGGTGTAAGGATGGCACAGATTCCAAATGAGATCAAACAGGATCCGAACTGGGCAAGAGCCGTGGCAATCTCAAAACAGTATGCTGTAAGCACATACCCAGCTACCTGGGTATTGAACTTTATAAACGAATGGAACACGGCTGTGGCAAGGCTGAGAAGATAGGAGTGTGGGAATATGGAAGAGAGAGAAGCAATAGCCAAATTAAAGGAAACAACAGATTATAGATATTCACATTATGCCTATGTGAATGATACCGGAAAGGCATTTGATATGGCGATAAAGGCACTTGAGAAACAAGGACTAGAGAAACGTAAGTCAGAGAAATCAATGAGAATTGAGGCAAAAAAACTTATTGAGGAGCATCCAACAGTCTACGATGTGGACAAGGTTGTGGAGCAGTTAGAAAATGAGCGAAAGTTTTGGGAGAATGCATACGACAGTAATTTAGGAAAAGAGAAAGCAAGAAGTTATGAGCATGCAATCGAGATTGTGAAAGGTGGTGGTGCAGATGAGTGACAGATATTTATTTAAAGCAAAGAGAGTTGACAATGGAGAATGGGTAATTGGCAATCTAATTACAAATGTGTTCTTTAGATTAGGTCAAAGCATTCCATACATTTTATGCCCAGATAAAGCAGAATATGATTGCTTTGAGGATTTTACAGAGGAAAATGGAATTTTTGAAGTGCGACCAGATACAATCTGTCAATGTACCGGCTTAAGGGATAAGAACGGCAAGCTGATATGGGAAGGTGACATTATTTTGTTCCAACGAGATAATGATGATTGTCCATTCCCGGACAAAGATACAAAGAAAAGACTTGGAAAAGTATTTTATAAAGATTTTAGGACAACTTTTGCTATCGAAATGGGAAAGAGTGGAAGTGGGTCTTTGAATGATGATTTATGGAAATATGTTCAAAACGGAAATCGAGTTGAAGTTATCGGCAACATTTTTGATGATCCAGAATTGATAAAGGAGAGGTGATACATAATGGCATATGCAGGCAAATGCGATAGATGCGGCGGGTTCTATGACCTGCCGTTTGAACACGGAGCGCCGATAAGGGCAAGGATGGTTGATGTGTTCGATGATCCAGTAGAGACAAAGGATCTATGCCCAGACTGTCTAGAAGAACTACGAGATTTCCTTGATGGGGCACAGCTCAATGATCCGCTTGAAGAAAGACAGATAGGGTTTAAGACACAGGCAGATCCATATAATCACTTGATGAAAAGATTTACCCGGAAGGAGTGAGAGGATGGCAAAATCAGATAGAAAGCTACACGAAGCAAGAATGGCGGGGGCTGCATGGCTGATGAATGTCATCAAGACACAGGGCATGGAAGCAGCAGAGAAAGAACTCAAGGTCAGAGGAGCCATGTTTGTTCCGCTTGAGGTCAACCAGAAGCAGCTTGACGAAGCTGTGTATAAAATCAAACTGAATACAATAGATTGTATTTTGATAATGAGTTGCATGGTACTTCGAGATGAATTTGATTTTGGACAGAAGAGGCTTGAGAGATTCTGCGAAAGATTTAATTTAAAGACTGATGCGCTGTGTGATGAAGAAATTATCTGGGATGATCTGATACAGACACTAAAGGAAGAAACAGGCTTGGATTTCACCATCCGGGAGAACAAGTAGGAGGTGAGGCGGTGAAAGCGAAAGAGTATCTAAATCAGGTCAAAATGCTTGAGGATTACATGGACAGGTTAAGCAATGAATATTTCAAGATGAAAGAACTTGCAATGAATCCGGGGGGATTTGACTATTCAAAGGAAAGGGTACAGTCCAGTGCCGTGGCAGATACTATGAGTCGTACAGTTGGCAGATATGTTGACCTTGAAACTGAGATGAATGAATGCAGAAAAACATTTGAAGATTTCCGGAATAAAGCAGTTCACCAGATGTGTCAGTTGCGTAATACGAAGTATACGGAGATATTGTATCAGAAGTACATAAACTATAAGTCATTAAAGGATATTGCAGAGGAGATGGAATATTCATACGACTGGGTAAGACATGCTCATGGCTGGGCTCTGCAGGAGTTCCAGCGAACATGGGGCGATTATCTAAAATCTGACACATTTATAGCACACTAAAAGCATTGTGCAAACACATGGTTGTGCTGTAAGATAGACCATGAAATATTGATTCATAAGGGACATGACTGTTTGCCATTTCGGTTGTGTCCCTTTTCTTATGCCCAGTGGTTGTAAACCTCCCCTTGTGAAAAGTGAACGCTGATCTCTCCCCACTGGGCTATTTTGTTTGAGGTGTGAGATATGAGTAAGATTAAAAGATTCGAGGTTGTGAGACCTGAATATAGTTTTGAATACATACATCCGATACTTGGCAGGCTGGCTTTACCAATAGCCATGTTAAGGGTGATGGTTAAATGCACTAAGATATATAAACTTCAGCCAGCTATAAAAGGGTTTGATAGAGGAGCAAAGAGTGTATGTAAGCCGTTTTACATGATTGTAATTCCGAAGAGAGTGAGAAAGAAAGTATAGCTTCGAACCTATACCGAAGCTAGGAAGAGGCAGATATGCAGATAGAGTATGTTGATATTGATAAGTTAATACCATATGCCAAGAATGCAAAGAAACATCCACAGGAACAGGTTGAGCAGATAAAGCAGTCTATCAGTGAGTTTGGCTTCAATGATCCGCTTGCAATAGACGAGGGAAACGTCCTGATAGAGGGACATGGTAGGCTCATGGCAGCCAAGGAGCTTGGATATACCGAATTGCCTTGTATAAGGCTTACAGAGCTCACAGAGCAGCAGAAGAAAGCATATATCCTGGCACACAACAAGTTGACCATGAACAGTGGTTTTGACTTGGATTTACTCAACCAGGAGCTTACAGCCATAGAGGATTTTGACATGGCTGACTTTGGTTTTGATGTTCCAGATCTGCTTGAGGATGATGAGGATGACGGATACTACGGCGATGAGCGAGAGCGAACATACGAGGAATATAACCTTGATGATTTTGACGGAGCAAGGGCAGAGGGATTTTACCAGATGCCGATTATAGAGGCACAGAACGCAGAGCCGGATGAACTGATATCATTCAATTATGTTCTATCCACCAAGAAGCGTAGATGTGGGGTGCATTTTTACATTGATGACTACCAGTTTGAACGGATCTGGAACAGCCCACAGCAGTATATGGACAAGCTGAGAGAGTTTGACTGTGTATTTACTCCAGACTTCAGCCTGTACATGGACATGCCAATGCCTATGAAGATATGGAACGTGTATAGAAGCCGCCTCATCGGTCAGATGATGCAGGATGTTGGTATTACTGTTATACCAACTCTTTCATGGGCTGAGAAAGAAACATATACATTCTGTTTTGACGGTATACAGCAGGGTGGAACTGTTTCAGTGTCAACTATTGGAGTCAAGCTGGATGACGAAAATAAGCAGATGTGGTATAATGGAATGACAGAAGCACTCAAGCGTATCAGGCCAAAGAGAGTGCTTGTATATGGCGGTGATATAGGTTATAAATTCCCTGACAGTATTCAGGTGAAATATTATGACAATAAAGCATTTAAGAGAGGTTAGGTGGGAGATATGCTTAAGGACACATTTTTACACCATATGAAGAAAGCTCAGGCATTCAGGATTGGAGATTATTTTATATATTATAGTCCGGCATCAATCGTTAATTATGATACGGATGAGGAAATAACATTCAAGAATATAGATGACCTCTATGAGAATGGAATGCTTGGAGATAAGAGACTTAAAGAATTTTGGGAATCTGAGGAGGATGCATTTAATAATCCTTTATGTTTGTGCGTGATTGATGACAGCAGTTTGTGGTTCCCGATAGAGGAAGAATAGATATTACACAGTTATAGTATGTTAGGACACTTCATTGTGAAGTGTCCTTTTTTCGTGGAGGTAAAGCAATTGGGTGGCAGAGGAGCAAACGCATTCAGGACAAAGCAAGGAGATAGAGGGCTATCATTTTCGAACGGAAGAGGCAAACCATCTGAGAAGTTGTTTCCTGCTTGGATGAATGGTTCAAAGAATACAGGAAGTATAGACAGGGTTATCAAGAATTTTAATGATAAGCATACCAAGAGTGGCCGAGAATGGGGAGTCCAAGTGGATGATAATGGATATGTGACACATTATTATAAGGGTTCCAGAGGTAGTGTGAGTTATGATGCATTTGAAAGCGAAGGTAAGCACTTTATACACAATCATCCAGCGAATGGATGGGGTAATTTTAGTGGGGCAGACCTTGAGACATGGGCAGGTAGTGGACAAAAGGCGGTAACAGCAAGTAGCAGAAACGCATTGCCACCTAGAGGTATAGATCCTAAGCTATACAGCAAAAGAAGAGCGGGAACGTATACGATTAAAAAGAAACCACATTTTAAGGCTACGGAGTTCAACAAAGCCATTCATAGCGTCAAGGTAAGTAGTGACAACTATGATGCGGATCTCAGTAAGTGGCTCAGCAGAAACGCAAAGAAGTATGGATATGAATATTCATATAAGCCAGCGAAGAATAAGGTGTAAATAGATAAGAAAGGTAAAATAATGGGCGGACGTGGTGCGAGTAGCGGAATAAGTGGTAAAGGTAAAAAGTATGGTTCTCAATACAAATCATTACTCACAGTTGGAAATGTGAAGTTTATAAAAAAGACCAATAGGCAATCAGAACCACTAATGGAGACAATGACAAAAGGAAGAGTGTATGCGATTGTTGGAAAAGATGGCCCCACAGATATCACCTATTTTGACAGTGATGGAAAACGCACCAAAACAATACATTTAGATCATCCACATAAGGGATTAAAGCCACATACACATCATGGTTATTTTCATAGTGAGAATGATTCAGATAAGGGGGCAGCACGATTGACCAGCAAGGAAAAAGCGTTGGTTGAAATGGTAAATAGAGCATGGTATGATAATAATAGTAATAGAAGATAGTTTAGGCTGGCAGAACGTGTTGATGTATGGCAGTAGCCACTGACGAGGCATCGGTTCAATTCCGGTTGACTATTACTATATTTGGAGCTTTTGCTATAACAGCAAGGCTCCATTTTTTGTACTTTTTTAGATTATATGAAAGGCAGGTGAAACGGATGGGAAAGAGCTTTAAGGACATGACAAAAGAAGAGCTTCAGGAAGCAGGCAAGAAGGGCGGCGTCAAATCAGGTAAGACCAGAGCCGCCAAGAAGCAGATGAAAGATACACTTGAGACAATCCTGTCCATGAGCCTGCATAAGGGTACTGTGGTCAATATCGACAAGATAAAGAACATAGCAGATATAAAGGGCAAGAACATAACAGTCCAGGACGCTGTACTCATAGCACAGGTTCAGAGGGCTCTCAAGGGTTCAATTGCCAGTGCTGAGTTCATCAGGGATACAGTGGGGCAGAGGCCTGAGGATATTATCAATCTGAATACCGAGGGCGAAGATATGACACTGAATATAAATGTGTCGTATGGTGATGAAACACCTCTGGATAATTCAGAAGTGGAGGATATGGCAGACGATGAACATTAAAGTTGAGCTTAATCCTGCATTTAAGGAAGTGAACAGGAGCAAGAGAAGATATATAGTTATGAAAGGCTCGGCTGGATCCGGGAAAAGTGTTGACACAGCCACAAACTATATACTCAGGCTCCTTCAGGATCCAGGCAGGAATTTATTATGTGTAAGAAAATCAGATATAACAAACAGAGATAGCACTTTTGCAGAATTGCAGGGTGCTATTTTTCGTATGTTCGGTGATAAATATGAGAAATACTGGACCATCAAGCAGAACCCGCTCATGATCGAATGCAAGGCAAATTGTAACCAGATCATATTCAGAGGGGTAAATGATGATAAGCAGCGTGAAAAGCTGAAATCTATCACATTTAAGCGTGGAAAGCTCACGGATGTATGGATAGAAGAGGCTACGGAGCTTATGCAGAGTGATTTTGAGATTATAGACGACCGTCTCAGAGGTAAGCTGCCACCAGGGCAGTTCTACCAGATCAAGATGACATTTAACCCTGTATCAGCTACCCACTGGATAAAGAAAAACTTCTTTGATATTGAGGACGAGAATGTACTGACACATTCAAGCAACTATGTCAACAACAGATTTATTGATGCGGCATACAGGGCAAGAATGGAGAGACGTAAGAAGGTGGATCCTGAGGGATATAGGGTCTATGGACTTGGGGAGTGGGGCGAAGTTGGTGGCCTTATCCTTACAAACTATGTTGTTGAGGATTTTAACACAGATCACAGCAACTTCGATTATGTAGTGAATGCACAGGATTTTGGATTTAACCATGCAAATGCTTTGCTTGAGGTGGCTTTCAAGGATGGTGAATTGTACATCTGCAAAGAACTCTATGTGTACGAGAAAGACACGAACGAGATCATACAGATGGCAGCTGAAAAGCAGTTTGATAAAAAGCTAAATATGTACTGTGATTCAGCAGAGCCGGACAGAATCAAGATGTGGCAGAAAGCCGGATATAAGAGAGCCAGAGGAGTCCTAAAGGAGCCGGGAAGCGTACATGCACAGATAGATTATCTGAAGCAGATACCAAAGATACATATACATTATAGCTGCACAAACACATATGACGAGATCAGACAGTGGAAATGGCAGCTTGACCAGAAGACAAACGAGTACACCGATGAGCCTGTGCCGTTCTTTGACGATGCCATGGCGGCTCTCAGGTACTCAATAGAGGATATACGAAGAAACAGCCGTGTTAAGTCAAGGAAGAGACCGAAGGGATTATAAACACATGGCAGAAAGGATATATGCACGATGGCAATATACATAGATCCGGCAATGGTGCCGGACTTAGACAACATAGATTCAAGGGTTTTCAAATACCTCATACAGAAGCATAAAGGGCAGCTTGCCAGATGGGCTAAGTGTAAGGATTACTACGAGGGTAGACATGATATTCTTGCACACAAAGTGGATGACGATGATGATGTTGTAAGGTTCAATGTCAACTATGCTAAATATGTGGTTGATGTCGGCCTTGGCTATTATCTCGGTGAACCGGTCAAGTACAACAGCGACAAAGCGGATAAAGCGGATAAACAGCGCAAGGAGCTTGAAGGTGGTGTGAAAGCATCTATCAAGAATGGAAGCGTGAAGCTGTATGATCCTGACTTGTCCCAGAAACTTGATATAAGCCGCATACAGGACGTATACGACAATGAGACTATATCAGAGATAGATTCCAAGATAGGTAAGGCTATAGGCATATATGGTGAAGCCTATGAACAGCTTTATGCCAACAGCGATGAAAATCCAGAGCCACGAAGTACAGTAGTGAACCCTATGAACTGTATCATGGTCAGAGACAATACAGTGGAGCACAATAAGTTATTTGCGATTATTTATGAGATACAGGAAGATCTGAATGAATCAAAGTATTATTCAATCACTGTATGCAATGATCACAACACCAAAGAATACAGGAGTCGTGACCTTGATAACTTTGAATTTTACCTTGTTGAGGGCAGCGAACAGGAGCATTACTTTGGTGAGGTTCCTGTGGTGGAGTACCAGAACAACGATGAGAGACAGGGTGACTTTGAACAGATCATTCCTATGCAGGATGCACTCAACGAGCTTTTCAGCGACCGAGTGACAGACAAGAAGAAGTTCGTCAATTCAATCCTTGCCATGTTCGGTATGACATTAGATGACGATGACGAGAAAGAACTGAAGAAGAACCGCTTCATTGATGGCTTGCCACTGGATGGAAAGATAGAGTACATACAGAAAGCATTTGATGAAAACAGTGTTTCAGTGCTCTGTAATGATATTATCCGAGAAATCCACAAGATGACCCTTACAGTTGATATGACAGATGAGAATTTTGCAGGAAACAGCTCAGGACAGGCCCTCATGCTCAAGTTGATGGTTATGAATATGCTTGTGAAGAACAAGATGAGGAGCCTTGAGAAAGGGCTCAAGAAGAGATTCGAGATGTACAACCACTGGCTTAATGTCAAGGGTGAAATGTCTCTCATAGACAAGAAAGAGCTTGATGTTGTATTCACAGTTGCAATGCCAATAGATAAGCCAACAATCATCAATATGGTAACTCAGCTCAGGGGTATAGTGGATGATAAGACACTTCTTTCACAGCTCTGGTTTATCAAAGATGTTGATGAGGTCATAGAGAATGTGAAGAAGCAGAAAGCCGAAGAACAGCAGCAGTATTTAGATACATTTGTTAAACAGCATGCACAAGATATGGAGACACCTATAAAGGATGACAAAGAAAAGGATCCTGAGAAAGAGTAGGTGATCTATGAGCGACAACAACTATTGGGAGAAGAGAGCTGTAGATCTTGAGAAGCTCTCCCAGGACAGAGCCGATGTTGATATTATGCATGTAAACAAGCTCTTTGATGGCGCTGTGGATATCGTAGAGAAGCAGATAGAGGAGATATTTGGTAAGTATGCACGTGATTCAGGAATAAGCCAGGATGCCGCCTTGAGGCTTCTTAATGAAAAACAGACGGAGACTATGCGCCGCAATCTTATGATCACACTTGCACAGTGTCAGGAGGAGATAGCCAGGCAGGCTATACTTGCAAGGCTCAATGCTCCGGCTTATGCGGCGAGAATATCACGTCTTGAGGCATTAAAGGATTTGATACATGCGCAAGCCTATAAAGTTGGCTCTGCAGCTCATTACAGGCTCACAGACAGGCTTATAGATACATATGAGCAGAGCTACTACAGGAGCATATACGACCAGCAGAGAAGAACAGAGACAGGCTTTGACTTCACGAAGCTGACTGACAGGGATGTACAAGCGGCAATAGCAACCAATTGGGCGGGCTCCAATTATTCAAAGCGGGTATGGAAGAATACAAAGAAGCTGGCAGAGAGCCTTGAAGAGGTTATAACACAGGGCCTTATGACAGGACAGAGTATCAGAGATATGGAGCTGGCACTTGAGGCAAGGGTAGTAAGCGAAAGATATAAGATAAATCGTATTATCCGCACAGAGGTGAATCACTGTTGTAATCAGGGCACCTTGATGTCATATAAGGCGGCAGGAACACTCAGGTATATTTATCTTGCTACACTTGATATGAGAACATCATCTATATGCCGTAGTCTGGACAAGGAAGTATTCTTTGTTTCAAAGGCCAAGGTAGGTGTAAACTTCCCTCCTATGCACCCCAACTGCAGATCAACAACCATGGCATATCCTGAGGATGGGATTTTTCCAAAAGAGAGAATTGCAAGGGATCCGGAGACCAACAAGAACATTCATGTACCATTTGATATGAGTTATGCACAGTGGTACAGGAAGTATGTGTTGGAGAAGAAAGATGTTGATAATACAAAAAATGGTGATAATATAAGAGATATAATGTTTAAAGCGTCAAAGTCGGATGTAAACATTATTCGAGATGAAAAAGCTGTTGTTGACGCATACTCACAGTTGCCAGATAAAGTGCAGAAAGCAATGGCTGATGTAACCTTTAATATGGGGCAGAATGGCAGTAGTTGTGATGTAAAAAAAGGCATTATCAACATTGCCAAAGGCGCTGAGAAAGAGGATATAGATCATGAATTTGGACACCTGATAGAAGAACGCATGATGGATCCTAAAATTGTGGAAAAGTATAAGAAATACTTAACTGAGGGATTAAGCGATGCAGATATTACTTCGGAA